TACAATATAGAAGCTATAACCTGTAGATGATTGAACAACACCGGTTGCTTCAGCATCTTCAGCGCTATCTGCTTGAGCAAGATACCAATTACCTGTACTATAGTCTACTCTTACCACTTGACCTGCACTAAAACTATTACTATAAGTTATATTTTGACTGGAAATGTTTACAGGTGAACCTGAGTAACCGCTAAAGCCGCTAAAACCAGAGTAACCTGAAATACCAGAGTAACCGTTTGTACCAGAAAGACCTGAGTAACCACTTATACCACTATAACCAGAAATACCGGAGTAACCATTAACACCAGAATAGCCCGAGAAGCCACTTGTACCGGAATAACCAACAGCACCGGAATAACCCGAAGTACCACTATCACCTTTTATTTGACCAACACTGGTAAAGCCGTTAATGTTACCTGGTGCCGAGGAGTTAGAGTAAACCCACAAGTTACCAGTATCTTCTGCAATGATACCATCACCTAATGTCGGTGTTGGGTCAACTGCTGAAAAAGCTGAAACTGAAGCTGTAGCAACTGAACCTACTATCTGTACTGATGTACCATTAGCACCACTATAGCCTGATTGACCGGAGTAACCAGACCAGCCTGACCACCCAGAAGCACCAGATAAACCAGCTGAAGCTGTATACTGTACAGTACCATCTGGGAATATCATTCCCCCATTGCTACTTAACTGGAATGTATAAGACCCGTTTACCAGGGATGTAGGACTACCTGCAAATAAAACTAAGTTTGCATCAGCTGTACCATTTTGATACCAGTATATATAAGGTACGCTATTAATGATAAGACGTACCTGCATTGATTGGAACCTAACTGCTGAAGGTATAGCGGCATTAGCTGCAGATAAAGCTGCTACTGCGGTTGAACCTGTATAAGGACCAGACCATGAGTCCACCGGAACCGGGTTAACCGGTTGAATACCATATACGAGTTGTAGACCTGGAGTTAAAGACATTTTAAATATTTATTATGACCATGTTACCTGGTGACGGTGGCTGGAAGAATAAGGTGTGGCATTAGCTAACGTGTAAATGTTGTATGCTGTTGAAGTACCGGCGTAGTTGTAAACGTTGCCAGCACTTAAGGTGTAAGGTACTGAAGCATTAAGAGCATCTAAGTCAATAACACCAGATACTGTATGAGGTGCAGGTAAGGCTATTGAGAACGTATCATACACATTACCTGTGCTTAATAAGAACGGACTTGCTAAGCTACCGTTGTTTAATGCAGAGAAAGGTAATGATCTAATACTACTTGAGCCTGTTGGAGCTGCTGCTTCAGGACCCCACCATATCATATTGTAGAAGTTTATCACACTACTATTTGATGTACCGGTACTGTAACTATCTGTAGCTATTACTTGATAGTATATACTTGTAGCAGCACTTACTGTAGGTACTTGGAATACTATATTGGTTGAAGATAAGTTACTTGTACCAGGCCCGATATTAGTAGAAGAGAGTAAGAATATTTGCGGACCGCTATTTACTGAGTATGTTAACTTATAAGAACTTAATGGCACGTAATTACTATTGTTGCGATTTGTAATTGTACCAGAAATGTAGCTATTGGTGTTACCTATTTCTCTTGCATATGTTGATTCTGGACCAGCTATGCTTGAAGCAACTATTGTAAATGTAGTTATAGGGGCTAAATAAGCTGCAGGTGTAATAGTTGTAATAGCACCAGCTGATAATAATGTAGTATCTGTAAAGATGTACTGGTACTGGAAGTTTTGAGAATTATAATTTGTATCAGTTAATGTATGAGTATACGAACCAGATGTAGCTGATATAGCTGCAGTACCGCTTAATAATGGGGACCAAGCACCTGAACTGTTTCTTCTCCATTGTAATAGTGCAGATAGTGCTGTTGCACCAACAGTGTTGATTGTGTAGCCGTAGTTTAATACATTTGAAATAGCAGTTTGATTGAACTGTACGGTACTTGAAGTTGTTAAGGTCGCAGCTGGTGCAATGTTTTGGGATACTGCTAACTGTATAACTTGAGCTGGTGTTAAACCTGCTGCAGGTATTATGTCGCCGTTTTTATATTGCCCGAATGTATAACCACTTGCTAAGTTTACAGACAAGTTAGTTGAGTATGTGTATTGTATACCGCTGTAACCAGAAACACCACTAAAGCCTGAATAACCAGATATACCTGTATAACCTGATATACCGCTATAACCAGATATACCGCTAAAGCCGCTGTAACCGCTTATACCGCTAAAACCGGAATAACCGCTCGTACCGCTATAACCTGAAATACCTGTAAAGCCACTATAACCTGAAAACCCAGATATACCACTAAAGCCGGAATAGCCTGATACACCAGAAAAGCCTGAAATACCGCTAAAGCCTGAAATACCAGAGAAGCCTGAGTAGCCAGAAATACCTGTGAAACCGCTATAACCAGAAATACCAGTAAAGCCTGAATAACCGCTATAGCCAGATATACCAGTAAAACCTGAATAACCAGAAATACCAGTAAAGCCGCTATAACCAGAAATACCTGAGTAACCCGATATACCACTAAAGCCGGAATAGCCTGATATACCACTATAACCACTTATACCTGTAAAGCCTGAAAAACCGCTGTAACCTGAAACACCAGAATCACCTTTTATTTGTCCGACGTTTAAAAACCCGTTAATGTTACCACCCGCATTGGAGTTAGAATAAACCCATAAATGGCCGGTATCTTCAGCAATAATACCATCTCCTAATGTAGGTGTAGGGTCTAAAGCAGTAAAGTTAGCAGATGATGCTGTAACTACTGAACCTACAATAGTAACTGAAGTACCAGGTTTACCAGAGTAACCAGAAGTACCAGAACCGCTAAAACCAGAGTAACCAGATATACCGCTAAAGCCTGAAATGCCTGAGTAGCCGCTTATACCGCTAAATCCACTATAACCACTTATACCGGTATAGCCTGATGTACCGCTAAAGCCTGAGATACCAGAATAGCCGCTATAGCCAGAGGTACCGCTAAAGCCAGAATAGCCTGATGTACCGGTAAAGCCGGAATAACCAGAATAACCGCTTATACCGCTAAAGCCGCTGTAGCCGGAAATACCTGAGTAACCAGAATAGCCTGATATACCGGAATAACCAGATTTTCCGCTATAACCAGAAAAACCACTTATACCAGATGTACCAGAATAACCAGAAGTACCGGAATAGCCTGAAGTACCACTATAGCCTATTGCACCGGAGTAGCCAGAAAAACCGCTTGTACCGCTATAACCTACAGCACCAGAAAAACCTGATATACCAGAGAAGCCTGATGTACCTGAGTAACCGGAAATACCAGAATAACCTAAACCACTGTAACCAGAATAACCCGATACTCCTGAACCACTAAAGCCTGAATAACCAGAAGTTCCTGAAATACCGGAATAACCAGAAGCACCATCGGTACCGTCTGCACCTAATGGTATGTTTGTTATAATTCTACTATAATGTGATGTACCGCCCCACCAATAAGTTACGTCTACACCACCACCTGCTGAAAGTTCAGAAGTATCAGTAGTCTGACCGTAAATGCTTACCATTATCCTGTCGCTTGTGTTTATAACAAACGGAGTATTAATATAGTATGTAGTTCTTTGGTAAGTTGGGTAAGGTGTTCTTGTTAGCGGGTCACTGGTGACCGAGAACAACATGTTTTGTCCACCACTAAGCGGTACCTGCCACACTACATATGTTAAATGAGTGTTAACGCCTGGATCCAATGCATGAGGACCAGACATTGAGTAATAACTATCAAAGTACCACGGGCCGGTATCAATTAACGAACGGTTAGGGTAACCTGAAAGAGTGATTGTATGTAATATCGGGGCCGGGTTTAGGGCTTGGTTAAAATAACCAGAATCATCAGCTGTTTCATCAGCTGTTTCTGGGTTGTTTAACAGATATACATCTCCTGGGTAATCAGAAGGTTCATTACTTGGGTATAAAACCAAACCAATAACTGATTGTCCAGAATAACCTGAAGTACCGGTACCGCTATAACCAGTATAACCAGAATAACCAGATACACCTGAACCGCTAAAGCCGGAATAACCAGATGTACCGGACTTACCTGAATAGCCTGATATACCGCTAAAGCCTGATATACCACTAAAACCGGACGTACCTACAAACTGACTTACCAAGTACCACGATGAACCGTTCCAGATATATAAGTTACCATCGGCTTGTACTACATAAGCATCGCCAACATTATTACCCGATACAGGTAAATCTCCAACTGTAGCTACACTACCTTTAAAGTTTATTGAAATACCAGAGTAACCAGAAGTACCGGACCAACCAGAGGTACCAGACCAACCTGAAGTACCGCTAAAGCCTGATATACCTTGCGGTCCCTGTTCCCCTATCTTTATATCTGAAAGTGCTATTGAATAGGTTGAATAAGTACCGTCTCCATTGTTTTGTTCTAAAAATAATAAGTCGTAAGGGTATGGGTTAACCGCATAAGGTAATTGATGCGGAAATACAATTGCAGGACTATTGTAACCAGTAGGTGGTGTAATAGCTTGTATCACGTCTGGAGGTACCTGCACAGCTGAGAGTGCAGATAACTCATTATAAAACACTATAGTAGGGTAAGACGGGACCGGCATACTATATTATTTAATTGTTAAGACTTGGAAAGCCGAGATAAGTGTCAGGCATATTTTGTATACCTAATGCGCTTGCATTTTGAGTTGTTAGTTTTCCACCATACAAATCAACCAATGTTGTATTGCTTTCATAAGATCCATAAACCCCTGTATCTGGGTTACCAACTTTCGGGTTGTAACCACTGTAACTGAGATATCCAGAAAGTGGTGCGTTGTGGTTAGCAGTATAATTGTACACGTTGTTTCTTGTAAAGTTGTCAACATTACCTGGGTAAGCTTTATCTTCTATTACTCTTACATTAGTACCAGGATCTCCAGTATTAAGTGGTACAAACCCATCAGACTTGTTATCAAATATTTGATCGCTAAGATTTTCGCGTGGAGCTTGCGGTTCGTAAGTATAATCATAACGCTTACCTTTTACCGTCCATATATAATGACCTAATAACTGGTTACGATCTCCACCTTGTTGATCTACACGCTCGGTTATTTCAAATATCTGACCCGATCTTCCATTGGGTCTTGTTATACCATATTCAGATAACTCTATAACATCACCTGCTTTAGGTTCGTAAAAATAGTTAACCGTTACACTGCTCAATGGAGAATTTTGTAAAGTTTGTGTAAACGTTTGAATAGCAATGACTGCAGTAATATCAGCATCTCCTTGCAAGCCAAACTTACTCAATATAATACTATCATTATTAAGAGTAACGCACATTACCATTGGCACCGGTGGTAAGAAACCGGCTAAAGGTTGCTCACCATAAAAGAAATCCTGTCCAGATAAAGTAAATGCATTAATATAATAGTTAACCTGTTGTCCGTATTGAGATATTTGTTCTGACCACCAGCTATTAAAAAGTTGGATTTGATACAAGTTATTGTTAACATCTAAATAACGGATAGGCCCAATAGCGCATTCTTGTGTTCCTGGGGTAACAGTTCCTACCGGATCCGTTACACCTGGTGCAATATATGGACCGGTATCTATACAATACTGAGCAATTGACATAAAAATATTTACAAAAGTAATAGATTTAATCAGCGTTATACTAAATAATATTATAATGAGCAAAATAAAGAACTTATCCGACCTTGGAAGCCTATATAGTGAAGTTGTTGAGGCAGCTTCAAAAAGGCCTTTAATTGAGGGTGGAAATAAACAGCCTGATATTTTAAATACAGATGCATCCATGTACCTTCCTGAGTCAAAAGAATGGCATACTAAGGGTGAAGAACCTAAAGCAGGAGAAGGTTTCGGTAAGAAAGAAGAAAAGCTTGCCAAAGGAACAGGCCCTGAAGCAGCAGGTGGTTTTAAGAAGAACGAAGCTAAGGATAAGCAAGATGCTGTTGAGGAAACAGATATGGAGAAAGAAGAAACAGAAGCAGCTAAGAAGAATGAAGAAAAAGAAAAAGTTGAAGAAAATGTAGATTCTGCTTTCAAAACTCCTAAATATAAGAAACAAACTTTTACTATGCCTAAATCAAAATTCCAACAAATATACGAGGACGCAATGCAAAAAGGTCCTTTTGTTAACGAAGAAGAAATGACTCCTATTGAGCCAGCAGCTGATGATACAGCTGAAATCGGTGCTGAACCAGAAATGGGCGGCGAAGAAGAAGCATGCTGCACTCATGAAGAAGCAATTGAAATGGTTGAAAAACTTTTAAAGTTCCTTAAAAAGGACACAGCTTATGACAAAGAACACGGTGATTTAGGTGACGAAGACCAAGCTTTCACAGGTGGCGGTGAAGAAGAAGAAACAGCTCCAATGGAAGAAGCAGTAGAAGCTGAAGATCTTGGACACCCAGGACCTGGTCATGGTGCTAAATCAGAAGAACTTAAAGACGGCCACAAAATCCATAAAGTCGGTTCACTAAAAGCAAAGGGAAAAGCTTCCTTTGAAGGTGGTCCTGCTGGACAAGATGGCGCTGTTAAAAAGCAATCAGATTCTGCACACCTTAAAGACGGTCACAAGATTCACACAGCTGGTGACTTAAAGGTTGACAAGGGTCAAAGCAACGCTTTTGAGCAATAAAACTTAGGCATAGACACTTCAAAAGCCCTTAGCAATAAGGGCTTTTTTTATGGACGTTGATAAGGGTTATTAGACGGAAAACGAAAACGATTGTCTACCATACCTGCAGCTGGGCTACCATGAGGTAGTCTCCAACCTTGAGCAAATAGTTCGTTTAATTCAGCCTGTTTTTCCATAGGGCCGGTTTCTAATGCTCTGAGTTGTGGATCGTTAAATGCACTTTTGTTCATTTGACCAGGCATTAGCACAGGGTTCTTTGGTGTAAAATTATCAAGCGAGTTACCACTTCTGTTATATATTTCAGAAGGTTTCGGGAAGCTTACTACAAATGGGTCCCAGTTATTTGGTAACATCTTTAACGGTTTACCATTAGCGTCTTGTTGGGTTACTTCATAGAACTGCTCTACAACTTTAGGGTCTAATATAAACATAGACCATATTAAAGCTTCTACTCTATCATCCAAGTACTTGTCTGATTGTTTTTTCCATACACCATTATCCTGACGTATATAAGTTTTAAACTCTTCAATAGTCTGTTTATCATATATCTTAACACAACGTAATACATTCATCCAGTACCTAAAGTTAGCCATTGAGTTGAACTTACTATTGGTATGAGAGTAAACACCTAATCGGTTATCTTTTTCTACTTTATCAGTGAAGGAACCCATACTTGGAGTGTACTTCACTATATTAGGATATTGATGGGTATTAACTAAAGCATCTACAACCTGTGCACCGCAATTATTGCGTTCTACTAATAGCGGCGGGTTGCCCCACTGACCGGCTATTTCTACGAGCTTCCCAGTAAAATTGTACGGGTCTAATTTGTTGTTAGCGTATGTAGCTACTTGTTCTATGTTAGTTAAATCTGTAACGTCCACTACTTGAATAACTGAATTAGCTCTACCAATACCCTCCCCAACGTCAACCCCTATACTATAGAAATGACCATCCATATGGTCTTTGTATATTTTAAAGTTTCTATCGTCATCTTCAAACACCGGTTCTGGAGCATTTGCAGTTAATTCATCTAATTGATCTTTATCAAATAAATTTTCACCAGCAGCTCTAAATTCATTACCGTATTCTTGATTAAATGCTTCCACCGAACCTAATGCCCTGGCAGTCATTTCTTTCCATTGTTCATCTCTACCGGGTACCTCCCACCAGTCTACCCTCTCACTGTGCCAACCGTTTTTGTTTGCTACAGCATCATTATATGTATTAAAGAAAAGATTACCTACACCATTAGGTGTTGATAACATAAAAATTTTAGACTTTTTAGACGAGGAAATAACTGGAAATACAGATTCCCAAAAGTCGTCCATAAACTCAGGCGGAATAAATGCAGCTTCGTCAATTAAAAGACAATTGATAGATTCACCTCTGGCAGCATCAGATGTGGTGGTACTAATGCCAATAGAGCTACCATTAGCCAGTACTAAACCTGTTTTAGCGTACTCTATTACACCAGGCTTCATATAATTAGGTAACATTTCATATGCTAACCTAATACGTTTAAAAATGTTAATAGCTGTACCTTCTTTATTAGCAATTAGTAGTACTCTATAGTCATCTTGAAAACAGACCATCCACAATGCAAATATAGTTAAGATGGTTGT